GATAACAGTAATAAAGTTGCTGTTATCTTAGAGCGTCATGAAAATAGATTAGATGAATCTGATCGTGCCGATAAACTTATCATCGGTATGCTTGAAGAGATGAAGGAGAGGCATGATAGAGATCATGAAATGATTCAAACTAGGATGGATAAGATTCAGAAGAAAACAGAAAGCAATGCTAAGTTTGTAATTGCTGTGTCTGCTGTCTTGACCACTCTTGTGACGATACTACAAGTGGTTCCTCCTGTAATGAATGTGTTGACAGATGATAAGAAGTTTGCTAGCATGAGAGAAATGAATCCTGGTTATGCTGTATCTCGACGCCAAATATATCTCGCTAATATCGGGACGCCTAGAGAAGTTTAAAAAATCTAACAGCACTTACAATTTTAGATGCCCCTATTGTGGCGATTCTCAGAAAAATAAGAATCGTGCAAGGGGGTATTTCTTTCAGAAGAAAGGTTCGTACATTTTTAAATGCCACAACTGTGGTGTTGGTAGAACATTACCTAATTTTCTGAAAGATAATGACCCTGGATTGTTCAGTGAATATTTGTTAGAGTCCTATAGAGAAGGACATACTGGTAAGGGATCTAAGATACCTTTGCCAGAGTTTAATTTTCAGAAACCGGTATTTAAAAAGAAAGATATTTTCTCTGATCTAGAGAAAGTGTCAGATCTAAATAAAACACACCTCGCTCGTAGGTTCCTAGAAAGACGCAAGTTACCACCTAACGCTTTTTATTTTGCACCAAAATTTAAGGCATGGACTAATAAACACAAGCAGGTCTTTAAGGATACGAGATACGATGAATCTAGAATTATAATTCCCTTAAGGGATAAGGATGGTGTCTTTGGATATCAAGGTAGATCTGTATACCCACAATCTCAAATACGTTACATCACAGTAATGCTTGATGAAAGCAAAACTAAACTATACGGAGTTGATAGTGCTACAGAAACAGAAACCATTTACATCACAGAAGGACCATTTGACAGTCATTTCCTTACCAACGCTATTGCTATGTGTGGTAGCGATGTTGACTACCGCTCTCTGCCTTATAGAGATAGGGTCCTCGTCTTCGACAACGAACCAAGGAATAGAGAAATTGTCAATAGGATTGAGACAGCGATCAAATCAGGGGAAAAGGTGGTAATATTCCCTGACAAAATTAAGGAAAAGGACATAAACGATATGATATTAGCTGGACATAACGTCCAAAGTGTGGTAGAATCGAACACCTACCAAGGACTACAAGCAACCCTTAAACTAACCTCTTGGAAAAAAGTATGAGCAACGGACTAAAGGTAAACAAAAGAGACGGTCGTGTAGAGAACATTGACCTTGAAAAGATGCACAAGATGGTTGACGCCGCTTGTGAGGGTCTCTCAGGGGTGTCTGCAAGTCAGGTAGAGATACAATCTGGAATTCAATTTTATGATGGAATCACCACTGCAGAAATCCAAGAGATTCTAGTACGTTCTGCTAGTGATTTGATCACTTTGGAGAATCCTAACTACCAATTTGTTGCTGCCCGTCTTCTGTTATTTGGATTGCGTAAGCAATTGTTTGGATTATCATGGGACCATCCTACTCTCTATGCACAAATTGTTAGATGTGTTGAGATGGGAATATATGATGAATCAGTATTGAAAGATTATACTGAAGAAGAGTTGTATACTATTGGTGAATGGATTGATCATGATCGTGATCTGCTATTTACTTATGCTGGTCTTAGACAAGTAACTGATAAATATCTTGTACAAGATCGTAGCAATGGGGAAGTATATGAAACTCCTCAGTTTATGTACATGATGATTGCAGTGACGATCTTTGCTAATTATGACAAAGAAGTTAGATTATCTTACATAAAAAAATATTACAATGCGATCAGCAAACACAAAATCAACATCCCAACGCCAATCATGGCAGGAGTTCGGACACCGCTCCGTCAATTTGCATCTTGTGTTCTCGTTGATGTTGATGACACCCTCGATAGTATCTTTAGCAGTGATGTGGCTATTGGTAAATACGTCGCACAAAGGGCTGGTATCGGTATTAACGCAGGCAGAATTCGTGGGATCAATTCTAAAATTAGAGGCGGCGAGGTACAACACACAGGTGTTGTCCCCTTCCTTAAAAAGTTTGAATCAACTGTACTCTGCTGTACACAAAACGGCATCAGAGGTGGTTCTGCTACAGTTCACTTTCCTATCTGGCACCAGGAAATAGAAGATATTATTGTTCTCAAGAATAATAAGGGTACACAAAACAATAGAGTACGTAAACTTGACTACTCCATCCAAATTTCAAAACTTTTCTACGAGCGTTTCATCCAGAATGGAGAAATTAGCTTGTTCTCACCGCATGACGTACCAGGTCTGTATGATGCTTTTGGTACTGATTCATTTGACGATTTATATGTTCATTACGAACGAGCTCAAGATGTTCCAAGAAAAACTATCGGGGCACAGGAACTGATACTTAACCTTTTGAAAGAGAGAGCAGAGACAGGTCGTGTTTATATCATGAACATCGATCACTGTAATTCTCACTCTTCTTTCAAGGATAAGGTTAACATGAGTAACCTCTGTCAAGAGATTACTTTACCTACGGATCCTATCAATCATATTGATGATGATGCTGGTGAGATTGCTCTGTGTATTTTGTCTGCTATCAATGTAGGCAAATTGAAATCACTTGATGAGATGGAAGAACTTTGTGATCTTTCTGTGAGAGGATTAGAAGAGTTGATCGACTATCAGGATTACCCTGTAAGGGCAGCAGAACGTGCTACAAAGGCACGTAGATCCCTTGGGGTAGGTTTTATTGGTCTTGCTCATTATTTGGCAAAAAATGGTGTCAAGTATGAAGATCCAGGTGCTTTACAATTGGTTCATGATTTAACTGAAGCATTCCAATACTACCTGTTAAAAACATCTAATCAACTTGCTGTTGAGAAGGGTGCATGTGAAGGATTTCATAGAACAAAATATATTGATGGTCTTCTGCCTATCGATACATATAAAAAAGATGTTGATGAACTTGTAGCACCAGAATACAATTATGATTGGGAAAATCTTAGAGAATCTATCACTACCCACGGACTTAGGCACTCAACACTGTCCGCACAAATGCCTTCAGAGAGCAGTTCCGTTGTGTCAAATGCAACCAATGGAATCGAACCACCTAGAGGATACTTGTCCGTTAAAAGATCAAAGAAAGGACCTCTTAAGCAGATTGTTCCGCAATATGGTACACTGAAGAACAATTACACTTTGTTATGGGACATGAAAAGTAATGAAGGATACATTAAAATCCTAGCAGTGATGCAAAAATTCTTCGATCAGGCAATTTCTGGTAACTGGAGTTACAATCCTTTGAACTACTCCAACAATGAAGTTCCTATGCAAGTTTTTGCTAACGATTTGTTAACTACATACAAATACGGTTGGAAGACATCTTACTATCACAACACATTTGATGATAAAAAGGACGAGGATGAAGGTAATTTAGAAGAAATGAAATCAGAATTAGAATCACTTATTGCACAACTAGAAAACATCGAGGAGGACGACTGTGAATCTTGTAAAATCTGAAGGAACTAACGTAAAAGGAATGACCGTGTTCAACACAACTAAAGTAGATACTAAAAAACAACCAATGTTTTTTGGTCAACCATTAGGCGTACAAAGATATGACGGGGCAAAGTATCCTGTCTTTGAAAAATTAACACAGCAACAACTTAGTTATTTCTGGAGACCTGAAGAGGTTTCTCTCCAGAAAGATCGTGGGGACTACCAGACCCTTCGACCAGAGCAGAGGCATATCTATACTTCTAATCTGAAGTACCAGATCATGCTTGACTCTGTGCAAGGTCGTGGACCTGGTATGGCATTCATGCCTTACTGCTCACTTCCTGAACTGGAATCTGCTATGTCAGTGTGGGGATTTATGGAGATGATCCATAGTCGTTCATACACTCACATCATTAAGAATGTCTATAGTGATCCTTCGGAAGTGCTTGACACCATCCTTGATGACGCTAACATATTGAAGAGAGCATCATCAGTAACTGAATCCTATGATGACTTCCTACAACATGCTCATGAGTACGACACAAGTACTATGTGGGAACTTGCTAGTGAAGGTCATGTTGCAGGACAGTATGATCGCTACTCTCTAAAACGCAAACTTTATCGAGCAGTTGCTAATGTCAACATCCTGGAAGGAATCAGATTCTACGTTTCGTTCGCTTGCAGTTTCGCATTTGGCGAGCTTAAACTTATGGAAGGATCCGCTAAAATTATCTCTCTCATCGCCAGAGACGAAAGCCAGCATCTTGTCCTTACTCAAAACATCCTCAACAAATGGAAGGAGGGAGATGACCCTGAGTTTAAGGAGATTGCAAGAGAGGAGGAACCATATGTGAGAAAGATGTTTATGAATGCAGTTGATGAAGAGAAAGCATGGGCAGAGTATTTGTTTAGAGATGGATCTATGATCGGTCTCAATGATAAACTACTCAAGAACTATGTTGAGTGGACTGCAAATCGTCGTATGAAAGCGATTGGTATCAAACCAGAGTATGATATTGCTGCCAAGAATAATCCACTTCCTTGGATGCAGTATTGGTTGTCATCAAAAGAAGTTCAAATTGCTCCTCAAGAAACTGAGATTGAAAGTTATTTGATCGGTGGCATCAAGCATGATGTTGAAAAAGATACATTCTCTGGATTCCAATTATGACACCACCCTCTTGGAAAATGAAAGCATATGCAGATCCAAACATCTCTGATAGAAATTACTGTCTGCTTAAATTAGGTCCGAGAAACTTAGGTGAACTTTTACACTATCTATTTTTGAAGATAAGGTATTCTTTAAGAGAATAAATAGGTTAGTGATGACTTTTATATGTACGATAATCCATGGTGGTTTGAGGATAAAGTATTTGATACCGATGGTATTAATGGATATTACGGTTTTGTATACTTGATAACCAACACCACTAATGGCAGGAAGTACATAGGTAGAAAGTACTTTTGGTCTTTTAGAAAGAAGAAAGGTCAGAACCGTAGATCCAAACAGGAATCTGATTGGAAAAAGTATTATGGTTCTTGTCCAGAACTGAAAGAAGACATTAAAGCATTAGGTAACCATAAATTTCAAAGAGAAATTTTAAGTTTACATACTACCCTAGGTAAAGTCAATTACGAAGAGACCCGTCAACTCTTTGTATATTCAGTTCTCACTGAAAGCTTGACAGATGGCACACCTGCATACTATAATGGCAATGTTCTCGGTCGTTACTACCGTAAAGATTATTTTAACTATGATTCTTGAGACACTCGCGGCATTTATAATGCCACCCCCACCAGCAACTATCCCGCCAGTGGTTGCTGAGGAATATGTAAAAACCTGGCAGTGTCCTACTTGCTCAGTTGAAGAGCAATATGTTTTAAAGGAACTGCAATCAAATACTAAGATTACCGACCCTAATGCTCTTGCTACATTGATGGGTAACATCAAGCAAGAGAGTAAGTTCATCCCTAACATCTGTGAAGGTGGTGCTCGCGTCTCATATACTGAATGTAAGGTTGGTGGATATGGTTTAATCCAGTGGACTTCTATTGGTCGCTACAAGGGTCTTGGTAATTTCTGTGCTAAGTACGAATGTGATCCATCAACTCTGTCAGGTCAGGTTCGTTGGATGATTAATGAACCTATCTTCCAACGTGCTCTTCCTGTATTTGAAGGACATGACCAAAGTATTTCATATTATATGAAACCCGCATACTACTGGTTAGGATGGGGTATCAAAGGTAACCGTGAAATATATGCATGGGACTATAAAGACAAATTTGTATTGTCTTGACAAACAAAACTGGATAGTGTATACTATCCTTATGACTCAGTAGCTCAGTGGATAGAGCAACTGCCTTCTAAGCAGTCGGTCGTTGGTTCGACCCCAACCTGAGTCGTTCAATCCTCTATAGCTCAGTTGGTAGAGCAGGTGACTGTTAATCACCCT